CCACTCTGCATTAGGAGTTTCGCTGTGGTTGTATATCATAGCTAATCCTAGAGGAATATAAAAGGTATCTTCTTCCCCTTCATATGGAGAGTAGAACATGTAATCGTGAAGAACACACTCATTGCCTATGTCGTTTTCATCAGAAATTAGATAAGGACATAACTCTATAGTATCACCTACAGAATAGTCCTTATCCGCAAAAACACCAAGGCCGTGTATTTTAGATTTGTCTACGTATGGCAATTAACGCTTCTTCTTTGCCATTCCGCCACGCATCATCTTTTTCTTCTTAGCCATTTTAGCCATGCCGCCGCCACGCATTTTCTTCTTTTTAGCCATTTTAGCCATGCCGCCTCCGGCCATTTTACGTTTCATCATGCCGCCGCCACGCATTTTCTTTTTCTTAGCCATGCCACCTTTTGCTGCTGTCATAACAGACTTTTTCTTTTTGGGTTTTGCTTTTGCAAAATAGTCTTGCATAATTTTTTTGATTTCAATATCATCAAAACCATCAGCTTTAAGTTTTTTTTCCGCTTCTTTCATTTCTTTACGAATGCGTTTACCTACACTATCGTCTTTATCACTAGCCATTTCTTAGTCTCCTTCTATCTAGCACTAAGGCTTCATACACATCATCTGGAAAATGCTCATAGTAATTGGATTTTTCCAAATACAAAGCTGCATCGTCTAGGTTAGAAAGTTTCTGCACAAAGACCATACAATACGATAAGCTGTCATCCGTAACTTCATCATCTACAAGGAAGTCTAGTCCAGCTTCTGTTGCGTCATAGTCAGGATGAAACACCATCAGGTGTAAATCAATACCTGCCACTGACGCTAACTCATTTATGCCATCACAGTACCCATCTAGGTACTCCATGTCTGGCAAATCTTCTTCTGCCCACACTACAATCTCGTAGTCGTGGTCATTAAAAGTACGGACCTCTTCCATAAGTCCGTCTAGTCCAGTGTTTATGCTGAAGACTACTTTATCATCAGCCCACGCTTTTCTAGCGTAGGGGCAAGGTGGTAGACCATTTAGTTTAGCACTAGGAACTTCTAAAAAGTTTTTTGACCACGTGCGTATGTCATGCTCTACTGGATGCATTTCGTTTCTTTGTTTTTTGTTTCTGCGACTCAATAAACTTTCTATATACCGCAGCAGCAGCATTTTTACCTGCTACTTTAGCACGTTGTTCCATAGCAATAGCCGCTTGTGTCTTATGAGCATGTGACCTATTAGATGCTTTAATTTTTTTAACGGATAATTGTGCATCTTTTGTCGTAGCAAATCTAAGGCCACGAATTGTTCCTTTTGGATTTTCATCTGTGTATAAATCACTATGCTTTTTCGACTTAGCGGGTTGGCCTTTTTTTCTTGGCACTCTTGGATTTGCCATTAAGAACTCCTTGTAAAGTCTTAGCCTGACTAGCATGGCTCTTAGAGGCTTTCTTTAAGCTACTAATTACTTTCTTTACTTTTTTCCTGCCGTTACTTTTTAGCATTGGCTGCTGCCATCTTTCGCACCATATTCTTTTGTGCAGGAGTCAAGTTGTCTGTAACAGAACCGCCGCCAGCATACATGTGACTCTTTCCATTAGCCATACCGCCCTTCATCATTTGAACTTTATTTTTCTTAGCCATTCCACCACGGGCTTTTGCTTGTGGCTTTCCTTTTTCCGCTGCTGCTCGTGCGGCTTTAACGACAGAAGGAGGTAATGCATTTTTTCCTCTTACCAAGTCATTAATAGCGTTTCGTAAAAGTGTTGCTTTTTCACTTTGCTTATCTGTAATTTTATCTAGGGCAATAAGTTTATTTACTAAAGTTTTAGCACGTCCTTTAGTTGCCCCTCCTATAGTAGCAAGGTTAACACGAGTTTTACTACCTTTGGCAGCAGGTTCAGAGGTTTTTTCTACTGGCTCTGATGCTTGTTTTGCCATAAAAGTTTTATTACCTATTGTAACAGGTCTATTGTATTTTATAGCTAAATCTAGTGCTTCTCTTTGTCTACCCGCATCTGTCATTGCTTTGTTTTTTAAAGCCTTCATTTCAGACTCAAAAGTTTCTTCAGAAGCCTTGCTTTCTGGTTTGCCTAAAATCCTACGAGGTTTTTTACCCGCAGCTTTTGCAATCACTTTATCAATTTTTTTAGCCATTTTTAACTCCTACTTTTTCTTTCTGAAGACCATAGTCTTCTTTTTTCCATTACGGATCACATTTCTCAAGACCTCTGTCTTACTATTATAGCTACCGCCAAATGCCCGTAACGGTGAGTCTGTAGCTTTACCGGGGCGATATTTTTTAGCATCTTCTTGTGCTGTCGCTTGTTTAGCCCTACCGGGGCGATATTTTTTAGCATCAGATGCTGCTTTCTTTTTTCTAACTTCTGCTGCTGCTTCTTTTGCTGGTCCCGGTTTACCACCCGGAAGTTTACCTCTTAGTGGTCCGGGTTTACCACCAGCCTTAGTTACGGTTTTTGATTTTGGTTTATTACTACTACCTTGTACTGGCCCTTTTCTAACAGGTTTGGCTGCAGGTTTTTTAGCTGCCTCACGTATTCTTTTTCTAGCTGCAGCTTCTTCTGCCGCTGCCTGTGCAGCAGTCTTGCCACTTTTACGTGGACCGGGTTTGCCACCCGGTGATTGTTGTGTTTTAGTTGTAGCCGCCGCCGTGCTTGCACTTTGTGTTTTTCTATCTGGTTTTGTAGCTATACCTATTCCTGCAACACTAACACCTGCTGCCAATAAAGCTGCTTTAGTAATCTCGCCTGATCTAAAAGCACGTAACTGTGCAGGAGTAGGTTGCTTTAGTTTACTAGGAGTACCAACTGTTGTTGACTTACTCTTTTTAATTTTAGGCTTGCTTTTAAGGTCTACACGTTTTGCTTTTACTGGTGGAGTTTGCGCCCGTACATTAGACTTAGCAGTGCTAGTGCCAGCCCCTTGTGCTTTAGGTGCTGGGGGTGTAGGTTTTTTAGCTGCTACTCCACTTGGCTTTATTTTAGTCTGTGTTTTTACAGAGGGTGTCTCTGTTTTAACAGACTTGCGTTCTGCTTGTACATTAGAACGTAATGCACGTTTTTGGTCAGGGGTAGGCTGTTTTGTTTCTTTTAATTTTTTAGGAGTAATCTTACTCTCTGCCTTAATGGGTTTGCGTTCTGCTCTAACCTTGCGTCTTTGCTGACGCATACGAGATGCTTGAGTGCCAGCACGTAGATTTTTAACTACGCTTGCTGCTTGTGCAGCTTTAGCTGGACTTTTTGCTTTAGCTGCTGATACTGCTTTACGTGCAGCTTCTACAGCTTGTTTACCCTTTAGTAGTTTATTACCTACTTTAAAAGCAAACATGCCTCCCCTAATTAAAGCACCACCCGGAATAGCAAACAAAGCTAGTTCCATCATCAATGTATTACCTGACCTTTGTGCTTTTTTTGCTCTGGTTAAATCAGCCTCTGAAAAGATGCCTTGATCTGCCCTACGTTTTGCACGTATTTCTGCTATACTCATGTTAAACCCCTACCATTTAACTTTGTGCGACCAATACTTAGCTGACAGCTTTGTGGTCGGCTTGCCCTGTGCATCATGCCGTGCATAATAGGACTTCTTACGTGCTTTATCTTTGGCTGTCTTAGGAGACTTGCCAGCACCTTTTACGCCTTGCTGACCAAAACGTATAAACTTGTATTTACCACCCTCTGATGCCATTACAGCGTGTGACTTCTTAGGATGCTTGGGAGTGCGTTTTGGTTTGTTAACGCCAGACAAACCTTCTGCCTTCATTTTATTACGTACTCTTTCCGGTATAGCCATTATGTCGCAGTTCCCGATGTTGTACACTTCCAACCTACAGGTATGTGTAGAGGAATACCAGTCATAATATCTGCACTCATCTCTACTGTACGATCATAACACTCTTCATGCGTTGCATATGGACCACGAGTGTCTTGTGCAGGAAAACACGCATCTTTACCTTGATACATGATACAGACTATTACCCATGCTTCAAACATCGTCTTTTCCTTCTGACCATCCTTCAGCCCTCATTGCATCTTCTACATGCTTTAAAGTAAAAGAACGACCATAGTATGCTTCTACTGCAGTACGCACATAGAATACATCACTGTGGGGTATATGGAGTTTGTCTAATGAGTTAGTACGGATAGCATGATAGAATGCTTCAAGTACATTATCTGTGTATAGTTTTACGGATTTCTTCGCCATTGTCAAGTCCTTTTTAGTATAACACGAATTTTTATTTACGTATTATACCATATAAGTGTTATCACTTACAAGTGAGTTTAACAAGAATATTTAACTAACATTAAAGATGCACCGTTAAGAGTTATTATAGTTAAGTAAATAGAACAGTCTAACTGTACACCTTTAGTGTGTATTAGTTATAGCGTGGTTATAGCAGATTTTAGCAAACCTGTCAAGAGTAGAAATATCATCGCCACAAAAATACCTTAATGTTGCACAATAATTAGGCACATTGCACAATACTTGTGCATATATGTGTATCAGTATCCACCGTGGTTAACAGTCAATTTTCCTGATCTGTGTGCTTCTGTGTATATACCTACCACATACCCCCGTGTGGCCCCTGCCCGTACCCGGCTATGTGTCTGCATATACAGGCATTATGCCTCTGTAGCCACGTAGGATTGCAATCATGTGTCCATAAGCGTATGAAGATGCTACATTTTCCCTGTGATTACAAGGCATTGATAGGCATTAGCGACTGTTATGGTATCAGTCGTCATCTATGATGTTCAGTGAAGCATGGGATTTGACAGAATGGTATCCGTCAAAGGAGGTGGAGCATACAATATACCCCCCTAAGGGGTGGTGGCAGATCGACTGTCCAACATTGGTCACTTTGATTGCCTCACAAGTTTCGCATACGAACTTCAAAATATATATGAAATATATTTTTGCAGTCGTGCGTGAAACGGCAGGCGCAGGGGATATTGCTTTAGCAATTTGAACAAATAGCTTGACAGCCCGAAACCTTTACTATCTAACTACGGTTGTAACGGTTTTACCCCTGAACGAAGTGAAGGGGATAAAACCTTATACAACCTATAGATAGAAAAGAGAGACCGAAATGCAAAATTCAACTCCAAAACTTTCAGCTTCAACTGACATTTCAACTCTGTCCTTAGACAGTGAGATTGGCAAAGTTCTTTCACTCCGTTGGAAACGGATTGAGTCTGCCTCTGCAAAGTCTATTATCGACTTTGACAAGCCGCTTGGGGATTTGCTCTGCAAATTGCGTGGGGCTTTGGATGCCGATCAAAAGCAGATTCCGTCAAAGACGCTGAATGTCAACAATCTTAATAAGATTGATCGCCGCCGCCGTTCTGAGGCTGAGAGACTGGCCCGTGATTGGAACGTGGTAGTCTCTCACATTGATGGTAAAACCATTGCTGAGATTGCTGAGAGCAAGCGGTTCTCTTCTACCACTGCGTTATTTACCGCCGTAGACAAGCCAGAACGTGAGGCTAAAGCCGCTGAGAAGAAAGCTGAGAAAGAAGCCGCTAAAGCGGAAGCAGAGGTAGAAGAAACTGCTAAAGCAGAAGAAGTGGCAAAGCCAATGACGGCAGATGACATTGTGTTTGAGGCCATGCTTCTTTGCTCTGTAAACAGAGTTTCAGATAAAGAGTTCATTGCCGCTGTAAAGCGTCAAATCACAATGTTAAGTGAGGCGGCGTAAGCTGTCTCACCAACTGTCCAACATTGGTCACTTTCAATCGGAGATATCACATGGCTAAACGCAATCCACAATGCACCACATTCATCCGCAATTTCAATGCGAGGGGTGTGGTGTCAAATTGGGGTCGTGACATTGACATGCAACCAAATAATGTCATTGAACCTCGTTGCTTCACTATAGGCCAGCAAGCCAATATGCAAGCTGAGCATGACAAGGCGGTGCGTAAGCAAGAACTTGCCGCCAATCTTGCCGAACTTGATAGACTACTAGAATCCCTCTAGTGTGTATAACGTAATACACTTAGAAACTTTAGTGATAAGTGTATTACTTATATCCACTCTAAACCGTCCAACATTGGACACTTCAAACGGAGTTAAACATGACACAACACGAATTTGATCTTATCCGTGACCTTCACAAAGAGGCACGTGGTGTCCGTCCATCCTACAATTGGGATGTGATGTTTGATGGCCTGTCTGCTGAAAATAAGCAGAGAGTATGGGATGGCCTTGTTGCGGAGTCCGTGCGCCGTGATGAGGAAGAGGCAAGTGCGGAGCAACGGTGTTGCCGTGAGTTTCGTAGTGCCCTCCGTGCCACAATGAGGGCTGGTGCACCGTCTGTGGATGACGCACTGTCATGGCTCTATGGCTACCATGCTAATGGCGTTAAGCCATACAGTGTTCAGGACATTGAGCATTGGGTATGGTCTATGGGAATCCTATTCACTCCGCTTGGCGAAGCGGTGGTACATCGTCTTGACGCTATGACGGATTACAAGGAGGTATAGATGTGGACTACGCTTGACATAATCATAGGCATGGTGCTACTGTTTTTTGGTAGCATTGCCTTGATATTTTCTGTCCTTGACGGACATTTTTGGGCGGCTATTGGTGGCACGGCGTGTGCTATCGGCGGCTGTAAACACATGATGGATGCAATCCACGGGAGAATCAGATGACTTATTCGATTATCGGCGTTGGCAATAATGCAAAGACAATCAAAGGTGATGGCTCTGAATACATGACAGCCATCCGTTACCTCAAGCCATTCAAGACCGTGTTCAAAGGCAAGGTACACAACCTGTGTGCTATGGCGGAGAAAGCACAGTGCCATGTAGGCTGTCTGTTTACGGCAGGACGTGGACAAATGTCTAGTGTACAGCGTGGCAGGGAACGCAAGACAATGCTTTTGCTGGCGGACCCAGTGGCATTCTATGATGCCTTGTATAAGGACATTGAGACATTCCAAAGGCGTTGTCTCAAAAACATGATAACACCTTGCATACGTCTTGGCGGTACGGATGACAAGGGCGATGGCATACGTATTGCCAAGCTGTTTCCCTTGTCACAGTTCTATGACTACACAAAGGTAGTCAAACGTGCCTATCAGGATTTGCCTGACAACTACCATATCACGCTGTCTTACAGCGAGGCCGATATGGACTATGCCGACAAGGTATATCAGGCAGTGCTTGACACTGGCGTAAACATGGCAGTGGTATTCCGTGACAAGCTACCTGCTACGTTCCGTGGCTTGCGTGTCATTGACGGTGACAAAGATGACTTGCGCTTTCTTGACCCCAAAGGTGTAGTCGTTGGCCTCAAAGCCAAAGGCAAAGCCAAGCGTGATGACACTGGATTCGTTATTGACCCTAATTGGACATTGCCTGATGGCATGGTATGGAGTGACCGCATGATGCAACACAAGTACCCTGACATATTGGGCATTGACAACTAGCAACCCCTTATGTATACCTTACGTGATATACACTTGAAACTTTAGTGAAAGTGTATATCACTTAGGTATACTAGTAACCGTCCAACATTGGACACTTGGAGATTTGACAATGCGTACTAGAATCGTAAACCCTGTAGCCAAGGCACTCCTACAGAGTAATCGCAGACGTTCACAAGTAGTGCCTGACAAAAAGAAATACAACCGCAAGAAGGACAAGCAAGATGCAAATCAAGCTAGAAAACATGAAGAACCAAAAGACAGTTAAGCCAGAGGGCAAGCGTGACCATTGGCGGCACGAAAAGAAACGCAAGCAAAACATACGGCGTATGGCACGACGTAATGTACAACAAGCACAGGAACAAAGCTATGGGTAATGCTACCTATCTAGCAATGTATGGTTGCACAAAACAGAACATGGAAGATATGATGTTTGAGGACAGGCCATACATGCTGGCTATGTGTATACTTTCTGACGCACAGCACCTCATGGAGTATGACACAGAGAAAGCAAGGCAGTTCATAAACAAAGCTAAGTATGTGATTCGTCACATGAAGGAGAAGTCAGATGCCTAACCAAGTAAGAATATACTGGAATCTTCACAAGAAATGCTGGTCCATACAGGACCGCAAGACAGGCAGAGTAATTAGGCATGAGACAACCTGTGTCTTATCGGATGCCAAGTTCGTTGTTCGTAAGGCAGGACAGGCCAAGGTACGGCGTGAGGGCAAGAAGAATGTCCACGCCTTTGCTGTAGGCACTGTGTCTAAGTTTACGCTTGACACTGCAAGGTCATTCATGCAGGATACTTGCAAGGCTGTCACCTATAACCCCTATGTCAATGACACCTTTGTGTACAGGGACACAGGACACCCCATTACTGATGCTGACACTATCGTGGTCGGCAAGTATGAAGGTAGGCCATCTGTATGGGTTTACCAAAACCGTCCAACATTGGACACTTCAATCCCAACAAACTAGAAGGAGATATTATTATGACATCATTCAACATTGAGAACACCATCGCCGCAGGCACATACTTCAAGCGTTCAACAGGCAAGACAGGACAGGTGATTGCATCGCCAGAGTTTGAAGCCAAGCTGTTAAAAGTAGAGGCACTCTATCGTGAGTATCACGGTGTACCTATGGGCCGTGGCAAGTTCTATGACATGGTGCTTGAGCCTACTCGTGAGACAAAGGACGAGGTAGGCGGCTACATCCAGTACACAGCAGAGGCTGTGGCTGGTATCATTCTGGACAAGGTACACAAGGCACTTGGACAGGCAGTACGCCGCAAGAACCGCAAGCCTATCACAGTAGAGGTGGGTAGCCTCACTATCAACAACCTGCGTGACCTTGCCCGTAGTGGCCGTGGCCCTGCAAAGAAGGTTGCATGACCAAGTGGGTTTGCTATGAATGTGGTGGCACGAATGTCTGGGAACGCTCATGGGTTCGTGCCAACCGCATATCGTGGATGTTAGTCTACGATGAGGATGTATACACAGATGAGTTGCATCCCAAAAGTAAATGTGATGACTGCAACAAGGATATTTTTCTAATAGAAAAAGGAGACGCATAATGTATTGGGAAGTAGGTGTAAAGATCGACAGCGAGGCTGGGCAGGTGACTGTCCATCCCGCCGCACTTGAACAATCCAAGTGGGATAACGCAATGGAACACGCATTGGAGATGGCACAAGCCTTGTATCCAAAAAAACGCATTGAGTTTTTGTACATAAAAGAGTACGAAACCAGTGATGCAGGTAGCTGTTAAATCACCTAGTGAGTATGGTCTGAGCAAGATGAAAGCTAGGTGACGGGGGCGGTGGTAAGACCTACTGTAGTAGGACAATCTGCCACCCCCATATTATGAAAGGAGAATGATTATGATTACACTAATGGTAGTATTTGGCATTGCTCTGTTCTCACAGGACAATGCAGAGTTCATGCAAGACATGAACGAAAAGAAGCAATGGGATTGCACGTTTACATATGTAGGCAAGCAGGATGCTAGGCCAGACGTGCCGCACATTGCAGTGGACAACAAGTATGTATACTTTAGTATGGAGCCATGTGATGAGTAACCAACATAACGAAGCTATCCTTGAGCGTCTATATGACGAGGCGTATGAGGAGTTGAGGCCGCTGTTTGACCAAAAGGAATACGGTGACATGGCATACAGGTATGAAGATTTACACCTCGCCGCCGTGGATTTGGCAAAGAAAAGAATGGAGACAGCCGATGAACTGCTGGCACTGTAGCACAGAACTAATCTGGGGAAGTGACCATGACATATCAGATGAAACAGAAAACTTTAGTATTCTTACAAATTTGCATTGCCCTAATTGTGGGTGTGATGTAGATGTTTGGTATCCAAAGGAAAAGGAGAATAATGATGACTAGAAAAGAATTTTGGGAGTGGCTAGAGACTTGCCCCGCAAAAGAAAATGCTGACCCATCAGGTTGGTTTATTGCTGATGATATGGGTGATGAATGTCGTGTATTCTTTTACTTTGATACGGAGATTGATGATGAATAAATACAAAATACGAGCAACAAAGTTCACGTTCATGGATGCCATAGTTGAGGCTAAAGATGAAGATGAAGCCCGTGCTATGTATAATTCCGATAACGTAGAGTGGGTCGAAGTAGGCACCGATATAGATGACTGGGAATTTTATGACGAGCAAGTATATGAGGTGGAGGACATGAAATGAGCAAGACTTATTCAATACTCGTACTGGGTACAGTGGAACGCAGGGTAATTGTATCAGGCGAGTCACTGGCAGAGGCAGAGGCCAATGCCTATTCGGAGTGGTCAAACCTGACAGGTGGACACATTGGCACTGCTGAATCTGTAGAGGCATACGAAGTAGAACAAGACGTGATTAATTCATATAAGGAGGATGACGATGGAAGAGTATGCTAGTGCATTAGAACATTGGGCTAATTGTTTTAGAGATGGTACACTAGACGATGCCTACGCCAATGAGATTGCCTATCTGCTAGAGGATAAGGCGCACGATATCAGGATGTACATTTTAAAAGAGGAGTTCAACCATGAACAGACAAGCACACAAACAACACATTCTTGCCTTAATTGAGGAGGTGAGACAACTAGAATCCCGTATGCAACCTACCGACACAGGACACATTGCGACTGCAATCAATGTTCTCATGGGTAGGATTGAGGAACTGTTGACCAAACTTGTGGAGGAGAAGTAGTATGGAAATAACAAGTGAGCAACGCCTTGAATTACTCAAGGCACACAATGACCTGAAAGATATCCTGTCTACAATCCATGACTGTCAAGACATATGGATGTCTGATGTAGGCAAGCTGGAACGTATCCAATGCTATCTGCATCGCATCTTTAAGTTTGTACCCAAAGAGGATGAGGACGGACATCGTATGCACTATGCAGATTGGATACTAGATGAGGATGACACTTGACCGATGCTACGTTATATGATATAACTGCATCTTCACAAACAAAAGGAGAATAGATATGCCATTAGAATATATCCCTGAGAACCTTGATTTCAAGGTAGACTTTGAACCCACTAGAGTTATTGACAAGAAGTATGTAATCAATCGCAACACTGGCGAACCCATTGCTATTGTTGGTAAGGACTTCACCTGTGCATCACACGGTGACTTCTTCCGCAGTGTCATGGACACGGTTACAGAGAACCTTTCCTCACATGAGGTGGACGGTGCCAACATTGCATGGCGTGATGCACATCACAATGGCTGGGCCATGATGGACATGACCTTGCCTAATGTGAAGGCCAAGATCACTACCCCAAAGCATGAGACTGAGGTAGCACAGCGCATCATTGCACTGCATGGTGTGGACGGTACGTGTTCTAACACGGTACTGTTTGGTGCTATCGACTTCTTTTGCACCAATGGGCAGGTACGTGGTGAACATGACAAGGTACGCCGTAAGAATACCAGCGGTTTTAACCTTGACACATTCATTGACCAGCTAAACCGTAGCAAGCAGGACTTCTATACGCAGTCTGAAAAGCTACAGGCGTGGGCTGACAAGCCTCTGTATGCAGACAACGTGAAGTCTATGCTTGAGTCTCTGGACAAAGGCAAGTCCAAGCGTATGTTTGAACTGTACAATCAAGAGGCTAGTGTGCGTGGTAACAATGCCTTTGCTCTGTACTCTGCCTTCACCAACTATGCTACCTATGCTGATGAGCGTAACGGATTCAAGCTACGTAACACTGGCAAGGATACCGATGCTGTGTCAATGTGGGAGCGTGAAGAAAAGGTATCTCGCTGGGTAGACAGCAAGCAGTTCAAAGAGTTGCTTGCGGCATGAGTAGGTACGTAATAGAGTTCGGACCCAACTGGTGTGATGGATGGCTATCTTATGACGTAAATGCTTCTTCAGAAGAGGAGGCATTGTCTATAATAGACAGGCTTTTGAAAGAGGGCATCGAATCTTGTGACATAACAGCAGTAGACGTATGGGATGGTCAAGATGATCCTGCCTATGATGTACTGCAAGGAGTTACAGAAGCAGGAAGCTACAAGTGAAAACAGTAGATGACCTGATACAGAAGTACCTAGTCTCTAACGATTTCAATATGCTAAGAGACAAGTCTAAGAAAGACTATAGGTACTTTCTGTCTGTCATGTCGGATCAGTTTGGTGATACAGCCTACGACAAAGTGACCAGCAAGCAAGCTAAACACGCCTACGAAGAGTGGGTTGTGCGTGGCATCACACTTGCGAATCACGTGAGGAACTCATCGTCTAGGTTGTATCACTACGCTATAGACATGGAGTATGCCACCTTCAATCCATTTGCTAATATAAAACGTAAGACTGCACCACAACGAAAGGTGGTGTGGTCAGAGGATGACGTGCGTCATTTTCTTGGCACTGCATATAGTTCGTTTGAGTGGCGTAGTATCGGATTGATAGTACAGATGGCATACGAATGGTGTCAAAGATTGGGTGATATGCGCTTGCTCACATGGGATAACCTAGATTTGCCTGACAAGAAACTCTACCTTGAGCAGTCAAAGAAGAGGGCAGAGGTTACGTTACCTATTGAAGATGACCTACACTCTATGCTGATACAACAGCAGGAGGACTTTGGTTTTCAACAGTACGTTGCGCCCCGTGTAAGGCCCGTCAGGGGCGTGTACGAACCCTACGGCTTGGACAGGCTAGGCAAAGCAGGACGTGTCGTTATGCGTGAAGCTGGACTGTCTGATGAACTACGACTGATGGACCTACGCCGCACTGGTACTACAGAGATGGTAGAGGCTGGTGTATCTATGGGCCAGATCATGTCGGTTACAGGACATACTAACCCACAGTCTGTCAAACCGTACATGAAAAATACATATGCCAGTGCCAATAGTGCATTGACAATGCGTAAATCTCGTGATAAAAGCACTTAACTGCCGACAAGAAAGGTGTATATACATGGATAATATATATAACATTGTAAGTGATTTACACATAGGTGTAGGTGAAACCCAACGAATGAACTGTCCTATATGCAAAGGGCGTAAGACTTTCACTGTTACCAACAACATGGGTAGTCTCGTTTGGAACTGTTACAAAGCATCGTGTGATGTAAGCGGTGGCAAAAGAGTTGCTATGAACGCAGAGGACATTAAGTTAGCATTACTAAACAGGTACAAAGAGGTCATGCAGTTTGCTGAATCGGAGTTTATCCTACCTACCTACGTCACCCACAATACAGACAGCCTGTACATCAAACGGTTCTGTGCCACGTGGGGCATAGACAAGGACAGGCTGGGCCTTATGTGGGATGTAAAAGAAGACCGCCTTGTGTTCCCTGTCAAACACGATGGTGTTATCGTGGATGCCACAGGCAGGTCATTGGGTAAGCGATTACCTAAATGGAAACGATATGGAAAAAGTGGCTTGCCATACACGTCAGGGTGTGGTAAAGTCGCCGTAGTTGTTGAGGACTGTGTGAGTGCCGCAGTTGTAGGCGAGGATGTAAGGCTTGTCGGGGTTGCCATGTTGGGTACATCCATGCTGGAATCACACAAGAGGTATCTCTCGCAGTTCTCAACAGCAATCATAGCACTAGACCCTGATGCCCTGAAGAAGACGCTATTGATTGCCAAAGAACTTAGAGGACACGTAGCTAACGTGCGTGTACTCAAACTGACGGACGATCTGAAGTACCGTCACCCCGATGACCTAGCTGCATTGACAGCGATAACCAACAAAGGAGATTAGCATGGAACTATCACTCATCAGAAGCCTGATGGATAAAGACTTCTACGATGACCATCGTGGTTCTAGATGTCCATCAGAATTGTTCAGTTCGGACAACAGAAAGATCAAGCAAGCTATCGACACCGCTATGGACAGATATAATCGCACGGTTACGCCCGATGAGATTGAGGCACTGTTCATATCAGGTAATCCAACTATGACTACAGCACAGAAGCAGGGGTACGCCAGCTTGTTCGCACAGATCAAGAAGGAGACACCGCTAGGCAGTGATGTAGCACAGGAGGTTCTATCCAAGCTGTTCCAGCGTGTGGTAGGAGAGAAGGTAGCTGAACTAGGCTTTGATATGGTCAACGGTGACAACCGTTCTCTTGAAGCCCTACGTGGGCTGATGGAGAAGTACAACGATGACTTCATCCCTAACATGAATATAGAATGGGAAGACATCAGCATAGAAAGCATCATGGCGGCAGTCGGAGAAGAGGCACGTTGGAAGTTCAACATCCCCTCTGTAATGCGTAAGCTAGATGGCATCAGCGGCGGTCACTTGATTGAGGTAGGTGCTAGACCTAACGTGGGTAAGACCTCGTTCCACGCCTCTCTAATCGCTGGTCCTAACGGGTTTGCACACCAAGGTGCTAACTGCATCATCCTGTGCAACGAAGAGGCTGGCAAGCGTGTAGGAGAACGATACCTTAACGCCGCATCTGGCATGTCACGTTACGAGATTGGCGTGAACTTTCAGAAGGCATCTTCCGCATATTATCCAGTGTCCAAGAACATTAGGATTAAGGAGTGTCAGGGCCGTGACATGGCGTGGGTAGAATCCGTAGCCAAGTCGTATAAGCCTGACATTCTTGTACTTGACATGGGTGACAAGTTCAGTGCTGGCGGTAACTACGCCAGACCAGATGAGGCACTCAAGGCTTGTGCTGTATACGCTAGGCAGATTGCCAAGACATATAACTGTGCTGTATTCTATATGTCACAGCTATCAGCAGAGGCAGAGGGGCGTACCACACTGAATCAATCCATGATGGAGGGATCACGTACAGGTAAGGCAGCAGAGGCTGACCTCATGCTACTGATAGGTAAAGCACCGCATGTAGAGGGTGAGGAAGAAGACAGCCCACTACGCCACATTAACGTAGTCAAGAACAAGTTGAACGGCTGGCATGGCATGGTCAACTGTGATCTGGATTACCTGACAGCGAGGTATGGAGTATGAGGACAAAGCCGTTTAACAAAGCATCCTTTGAGAAGTATGACAGGGCTGCACGTATACGTACAGGACAGCATCTAACTCTCAAGGGGTACAA